CCGTGCTCCCCGACATCGAGGACGCGAACAACCACTACATCGACGCCATCCGCTACGCGCTGGACGGCCGCATCGGCGGCAGAAAGGGCGCGCGTTTCGGCAAGGGCGCGCTCAGCCAGATCAGGGGGGGCCGATAGCTTGCCTTCGGTATCTCCGCCCGGTCCGGTGCCGAAACTGGCGCGCATGACCCTGCATGACATCCGCGACAAGATCCTGGCCATGTTCCGCCGAAAGTCTGCTGCTGCCGAGCCGGTGAAGGTTGAGGCGAAGCGCTCGGCCAGCTGGCGCGCCATCCTCGCCGCGACGCGCGCCCAGGCTGAGCGGTCCATGTCGGTCGCGTGGCGTGATCAGTATCCCCCCGCCAATGGTGCCGACGGCAAGCCCTGGCTGGCCATGGATGATGCGGGTTATTCCGGCATGGCTGGATACGCGGCGGGCATGTTCGCTGAGGCCGGCCTCGGTTTCCTCGGCTTCCCCAAGCTGGCGGAGTTGACCCAGCGGGCAGAGTACCGCCTCATCTGCGAGGTCCGCGCCGAAGAGATGACGCGCAAGTGGCTGAAGCTGACCTATGCCGGCGACGAGAAAGCCGATGACAAGCTTGAGGCCCTTAACCAAGCCATGGTCGAGTTCAAGCTCAAGGAGATCGCCGCCGAGGCTCTGCTCAAGGAATCGTTCTTCGGCCGGTCGCACATTTACATCGATACAGGCGCGACCGATGATCCGAAGGAACTGAGGACACCGCTTGTCCTGGACGCGAAGAAGGTCAACGAGGGCAAGCTCAAGGGCTTCCGCGTGGTCGAGCCGTTGTGGTGCTATCCCCTCCAGTACGAGGCCAGTGACCCGCTCAAGGACAATTTCTACCGGCCCGAGACATGGACCGTCCAGGGCAAGGAGGTGCACAGGACGCGCCTGCTCACGGTCGTTTCCATGCCGCTTCCGGACATGCTCAAGCCTGCGTATGCATTCGCCGGCCTGTCCATGATCCAGATGGCAAAGCCCTACGTCGACAACTGGATCAGAACCCGGCAGTCGATTTCGGACCTGCTGCACGCGTTCTCGGTCATGGTGCTGGCCACGGACCTGTCCCAGTTGATGCCGGACCCGGACGATGCCTCCGGCCTGCTGCAGCGCATCCAGGGCTTCACCGAACTGCGCGACAACAAGGGCACGTTCGTGCTCAACAAGGAAACGGAGGAACTGACCAACGTTTCCGCCCAGTTGAGCGGGCTGCACGAACTGCAGGCGCAGTCGCAGGAGCAGATGGCGGCGGTCTCCAAAACCCCGTTGGTCAAGCTGCTGGGCATCACCCCATCGGGCCTGAACGCGTCCTCGGACGGAGAAATCCGCGTCTTCTACGACAATATCGCCGCCGCCCAGGAGAAGTTCCTGCGCCCGTTTCTGGACATCATGATCAAGCTGATACAGCTGAACCTGTGGGGCAAGATCGATCCGAACATCGGCTTCGACTTCCTGCCCCTGTACGAGCTCAGCGAGAAGGAAGCGGCCGAGATCCGCAAGTCGGACGCGGACGCCAACTGCGCCTACGTTGACCGCGGCGTCCTCGATCCGGTTGAGGTGCGCCGCAACCTGGCCGCGGCCGAGGACAGTCCGTATGCCGGGCTCGACGTCGAGGATGTGCCTGAACAGCCTGAGGACGATACAGATGGCTTCGAAGACGCGGCCTGATCAGATACTCGGGCCCGTTCGGGCAAATGCCGGCTTCGAGGCGATGTACAGGCTCCGACTGATCGGCCTGGTCGATGCAATGCATGCGGACGTTGCCCGCGCCATCCAGGATCTGTACCGGGCCGACGAGGCGGAGATCGCCGTGGACGCGCCGCCGGCCAAGTCGTTGTCGCGGCTGATGCGGCGCATGACCGTCAAGTGGCTGGCCAGGTTTGACGAGGCGGCGCCCGTGCTCGCCCGCTGGTTCCAGCAGGGCGCGGCCTCACGTTCCGACGCGGCGCTGAAACAGATCCTGCTCAGGTCCGGGTACGCGGTCCCGTTCAAGTTGACGCCGGCCATGCGCGATATCGCCACCGCGGCGGTCGAGCAGAACGTCAGTCTGATCAAGTCCATCGCCCAGCAATACCTGACCGAGGTCGAGGGCATGGTCATGCGCTCCGTCGCCACCGGCCGGGATGCGTTCACGCTCTCGCATGAACTGCAACAGCGGTTCAACGTGACCAGGAACCGGGCTGCATTCATTGCCCGTGACCAGAACAACAAGGCGACATCGCAGCTGACGCGCGCGCGGCAACTAGACATCGGTATCGAGCACGGCGTGTGGAAACATAGCCTTGGCGGCAATCATCCTCGCGCAAGCCACCTGAAGGCGGACGGGACCGTCTTCGACCTTCGCCGCGGCTGCTTCATCGAGGGCGAGTGGATATTCCCGGGTGAGAAGCCGAATTGCCGCTGCTACTGGACGCCGGTCATTCCCGGCCTGGCGCTGCCGGTGGCGGCCTGAGCCTGCGCGGCCTGACCTCGACCACGCTCTCGACCACGATCCCGTCCTCGACGGTATCCTCGACCACAACCTCGACATCCAGGCCCTTGCCTTCGGTATCAGCGCCGGTGGGCGTTTCTATGCTTTGCATCATGGTGAAGCGCAACGAAATCCTGGCCACGGACCGCAGTGTCCGCTCAAAAGATGCGGACGGACACCTGCGCGTGTCAACCGCCAACATCTCCAAGGCGAACGTCTGCCCCTACTACGGGCGCGAAATCCCCGGCTGGCGTGACCTCGGTCTCGACCCGAACCGGGTGTACATGCTGTACCGCGCACCGGACGAACTGGCGCGGGGCGCGGCCTCCATGGCGGGCAAGCCGCTGCTGTACATCCACAAGGCTATGGATGCCGAAGATCACGACCGAGAGGTCGTCGTCGGCTGTGTCGGTACCGACGTCACCTTCGAGGACCCATACCTCAGGGCCTCGCTCATGATCTGGGACGGGGAGGGCGTCGAGCTTGTCGATAGTGGCAAGCAGAAAGAGCTCAGCCCCGGCTATCGCTACGACCCGGACATGACGCCGGGCGAGGTCACGGCGCCGGGTGTTTCCTTCGGTTTAAAATACGACGGGGTGATGCGCAACATCGCCTTCAACCACCTCGCCCTGGTCGAGGAAGGTCGGACCGGTCCGGATGTCGTGATCGGAGACCATCAGTTGGAGACCGACGACATGTTCAAGCTGAAGCCCCGCAAGTCCGCGCGCGCCAAGGCCCTGATCGCCGCCATGGACGGCAAGCTGACCTCTCAGGCCCAAGTCGATGCGCTCGATGCCGAGCTCGAAAAGATGGACGAGGAAGAGGAAAAGCGCGCCCAGGACGAAGGCGACGATCCCGTTGCGGGCAAGACAGCTGCCGACGAGGACGAGGAAGACGACGACAAGGCGATGGATGCCAAGATCGCCGCCGCCGTCACCTCGGCCGTGGCCGAGCAGTCCAAGAAGACGGAAGACCGGATCAAGGCCGCCGTTGACCAGGCGCTGACCGCCAACGACGCCAAGCATGCGGACATGGACGAAGCCCGTCGCATTGTCCGCCCCATCGTCGGCGATCTGACCCAGGCCGTGGACAGCGCCGCCGATATCTACCGGTTCGCGCTCGACCAGAAGGGCATCGACCACAAGGACGTCAAGGACGTGGCCGCGCTGAAGGTCCTGGTCCAGCACCTGGGCAAGCCGGTGGAAAAGCCGACCCAGGCCGCCGATGCCGCCGCCGCAAAGAATTTCTACGATCGTTTCCCCGACGCCAAGCGCGTGCGGGCTTAAGGAGCGCTACGGATGTCGTTTCCCGCAACCATGAACCAGGACAACGCGCTGGCGATCGAAGGCGATTTCGCCTCGGCAAACCCGCGCTCATCCTTCCCGGCCGGTGAGGGGCAGCTCGTGTCCGGCACCAGCTGCTATGCCGGCCGTTTTGCCTGGGCCGATCCCTCGGGAACGACGCTGAACAGCCAGGGAACGGGCAACGTGCTCGGCTTTGTCGGCCGCCATCAGACCTCGCTCCTGACCACGTTCCTGTCCGAAGCGTCCCTCCAGATCCTGGCCGGCACGGCAGTCACGCCCTATATGGCCGGCGACTTCTGGGTCCGCAACAACGGCACCACGACGTCCGCCGTCGGCAACAAGGCCTATGCTGCGTATGCCTCGGGCTTGGCGTCGTTCGGCCCCACCGGTAACCCGCCGGCGGCCGCATCCGTCACCGGATCCATTGCCGCCAACGCTACCAACACCTTCACCGGATCGATCACCGGCAATATCCTGAACGTGACCGCCTCGGTTGTCGGCACCATCGTCGCCGGGTCCACCCTGTCGGGCACCGGCGTCACCTCGGGCACGACGATCGTCCAACAGCTGACCGGCACGCCCGGCGGCATCGGCACCTATCAGGTCTCGACCCCGCAGACCGTGGCGTCCACCACCATCACCGGCGCCTATGGCGTCCTCACCGTCACCGCAGTCGGTTCTGGCACTCTGGGTGTCGGCGATGTCCTGTCCGGTACGGGTGTGGCCGCCGGCACCATCATCACCCAGCTCGGCACGGGCACAGGCGGCACTGGCACCTACTACGTCAACAACAGCACCGTCGTTTCCTCGACCACGATTTCGGCCACGGCCGCGGTGGAAACGAAGTGGTACGCGATGAGCGTCGGCGCCCCCGGCGAGCTCGTCAAAATCTCCAACCACGCCCCGATGTAAGGACCTCGACGGCCATGTTTGATCCCTCCTTCGATTATAACGACGCCGGCTATCGCCAGGCTTGCCGGGACTGGGGCATCGTCGCCATGCGTGGCATGAGCTTCGACGCGCAACCGCAGACGGTGACGACACCCAACAACGGCATTCCTGCCTGGATGCTGAATTTCACCGACCCGGACGTGCTCAAGATCATGTTCGCGCCGCTTAAGGCCGCCACGATCCTGGGCGACGGCGAGCGCGGCGAGCGCCGTATCGGCAACATGGCCACGCGCACCGCCACATTCCCCGTGGTCGAGCATACGGGCGAAGTCTCCAGCTACGGCGACTTCAACGAGTCCGGCTCGTCGGGCATGAACCCGCAATTCCCGCAGCGCCAGAGCTACAACTTCCAAACCATGGTGCAGTACGGCGCCCTGGAAACGGAGACCATGGCCGAGGCAGACATCAACCTGGTCGGGGAGAAGAAGGCGGCGGCCACCTGGGTCATCGCCAAGTTCCTGAACAAGTCGTATTTCTACGGCATTGCCGGCCTGCAAAACTATGGCCTGCTCAACGACCCGGTCCTGCCCGCCGCCATCCAGCCCGGTGCCAAGGCCTATGGCAGTCAATCGCATGGCCCCTGGATCACGTCCGGCATCGTGACCGCGACCCCGAACGAGATCTACACGGACATCATCGCGCTGTTCACGCAACTGGTCAGCCAGACGAACGGTCGCGTCGAGATCGGCCAGGACGACAAGATCGTTGTCGCCATGCACCCGACCTCGCTGACGGCGCTCACCCAGGCCAACAC